TACCAGCAAACTTTTCATCTCATGTAGAACATTTGATGATTACAAATAGTGATTCAAGTAATCGTAACTATACATTAAAATACTATGAAGCTGCCACTACAACTACACATACTTTATTTACAACACACGCTGTAACTGGTAAAGGTAGTGAATCTATATTTACAGTAGATAAACCTTTGTACATTCATGCAGGTGACAAACTTATTGTAGCTGCAGGTACAGTAGATACGCTTACCGTTGTAGTAGCGGCTGAAGAATTTTTTGACCCAACACAGGGATAATAAATATGGTTCGTAAAGCACCCAAAAAACCTAAGAGCAGAGTAAACGAATCGGGTAATTATACTAAACCTGAGTTACGCAAAAGATTATTTAATAGAATTAAAGCAGGTTCAAAAGGCGGTAAACCGGGTCAGTGGTCAGCAAGAAAAGCCCAAATGCTTGCGGTTGCTTATAAAAAAGCTGGTGGTGGCTATAAAACCAAAAAGGCTTAATCTTGAATGGCTGCAAAACTAAACGAGAATACAGAGGTTGCTTTACCTCTTCGTAACATTATCAGTATGGTTGCTGCAGCATCACTTGCAACGTGGGCATACTTTGGTATCATAGAACGTCTTAATCAGATAGAGACAAACATCACAATGATGGAGTCTGACTTAGGACAGAATACTGAGTTTCGTATTAAATGGCCTCGTGGCGAGATGGGCAGTCTACCTGCCGACAGTGAACAGTTCATGTTGATTGAACACCTTGCTGACCAGCTAGATGAATTAACTACGCAGATAGATGAAGGTCGTGCGCCACATGACCAGCAACAAAAACTAACATTAGAGTTTTATGAAAAACGTATAGGTGCTATAGAGGCACGTCTTGAGAAGATGAGAAATGGTCACTGAAACAATAACATTAATATTGTATCTTTCAGGTAGCGTGGCAGAACATACACCCTTTGAACAAATTTCAAAGTGTTTAAAAGCAAAACGTACCATCGAAAGAAACTTGTATAAAGATACAGGTACAGTGCGATACTCTTGTGAAAATAAAACAGTTGAAATAGATAAAGGTCCAGACGGTAAGAATTACATCGTAAAAATCGTGGAGTAGAAAATGATAGCAGAATTAGTTGCAGCTAACGCAGCGTTTGCCGCTATCAAGACAGCTATCCAGAATGGAAAACAAATTGCTGATGTCGCTTCACAGGTAGGTAACTATGTAAATGCTACAGAAGATTTACGTAGAAAAGGTGAAAAAAAGAAACGTGCAGGTGGTGCAGACTTAGAAGAGTTTATGCATCTGGAAAAACTTAGGCAGCAAGAAGAAGAACTAAAGCAGCTTATGATATACACTGGCAGACCGGGACTGTGGCATGATTGGATAAAGTTTCAGGCACAAGCACGTAAAGATAGATTAGCTGCAGCCGAAGCACGTAAGCGTAAAATAGAACAGTGGATTGAAATAGCTATTATAGTTCTTGTTTGTGTGGTGGGAACGGTGGGGTTAGCTGCACTAGTTGCTTGGGCATTTTATTTAAAAGGTAATTTTTAATGGCACTTAAAGGACCACAACAAAGTTTAAAAAATTGGGGCAAGCAAAAGTGGAGAACTAAAAGTGGGAAACCGTCCAGTGAAACTGGTGAACGGTATTTACCGACAGCAGCTATCAAAGCGTTATCCCCGCAGGAGTACGCAGCAACAACCGCTGCTAAAAGAAAAGGAACTCGTGCTGGTAAGCAGTTCGTCCGACAGCCTAAAGCGATATCAAAGAAAACAGCCAAATTCAGAAGAGGTGCATAATGCTGACCGCACTGATAGGACCGATAAGTAATATAGCTTCTACATGGCTTGAGGGTAAGGTAGAAGAGAAGAAAGCACAGTCAGCTACTAAAGTAGCAAAGGCTCAAGCAGAAGCTGTAGTAATGCAGAAAAAAGCTACAGGTGAAATTGATTGGGACTTGGAAATGGCCCGTGCTTCGTCATCAAGTTGGAAAGACGAATGGCTGGTAATTTTGTTTAGTATCCCGCTAATACTAGCCTTTATCCCCGGCATGGAAGGTGTGGTACAAAATGGATTTGAACAACTCAATAAGATGCCTGAATGGTATCAATATTCCTTGGGAGTTATCGTTGCCGCTTCTTTTGGAGTTCGTTCAGCTACAAAATTCTTTGGTAAAAAATGAAACATATAATAACTCTACTCAAAGAAATGTTTACTTACAACCACGTGGGTGACTTGTCTCAGCACAGGCAACACACACTTCGCTATGAGGACTTGTGTAAATAATGGTTGATTGGTGGAAAAGATGGCTGCAATTTAATGTTACAGCAAAGCTAACTATGATTGCTTCTGTTGCAATGTCATGGCGTTGTGCGGAATGGTTTATGAATCTTGAAGACCCAACAACACAGCAGTCAGCGTTCGTATCCGTTATAATGGGTGTCATGACAGGTGTATACGGCATATACTTAGGAAGAGAATCCAGAGGCGGTAAATGAAATATATTCGCACACATTTAATTAAACAACTTGTTCAGAGTGAAGGATTGCGCCTTGAGGTCTATCAAGATACACTTGGTATTGACACAATAGGTGTGGGCAGAAACCTTGAAGATAGAGGTATTACTAAAGAAGAACTTGACGCTTTGGACTTTCCAAACATAGAAGCAGTGTACGAGCATGGTATTACTGAAAGTGACGCTGCATATCTATTAGAGAATGACGTGCAGATAGTCGAGGAAGAACTGCTTAAAGCGCACCCTTGCGTGGCAGATTTAGACGCTGTACGTCAACTTGTACTAGTAGACATGGCATTTAATATGGGTGTGCCAAGACTGTGTAAGTTTAAAAAAATGTGGGCTGCTGTTCATGAAGGGGACTTTCCCACTGCATCACGTGAGATGCTAGACAGTCGTTGGGCTGTGCAGGTAAAAGGACGCAGCCATAAGTTAGCACATGCTATGCATCATGGAGAATTAAAATAATATCATCTATATCAGAAAATATAGGTTTTGCATTAGGGGTTAAAATAATGGCAGGTAGAACTTACAAGTCAAAGTATCAAGGTCAAGGTGGTATATTTAGAGCAGGTTCAAGAAGCGGTCAAACATATCACGGTTCATCTACTAGTAAAAATAAATTTGGTCATGCTAGATATGCTGATGGATTATTTAAAAAAGCAAAATCATTATATAAGAGTATTACAAACTAATGGCGAGAGAACTAAACGAAAGACAACAGAAGTTTCTGGAAGTCCTCTTTGAAGAGGCTGGCGGTGACGTAGTTGCCGCTAAGAAACTGGCAGGGTATTCAGAGTCTACTGCTACAACTGCAATTGTAAAAGGTCTTAAAGAAGAGATACTGGAAGCAACGCAGATGTACATGGCACGTAACGCACCTAAAGCTGCTATGGCTATGACAGGCGCATTATATGACCCGACTGAACTTGGTATCCGTGATAAGATGTCAGCAGCTAAAGAACTGCTTGACCGCACAGGTTTAATTAAAACAGAGAAGGTGCAGGTAGAAGCAGCAGGTGGTGTTATGCTTATGCCAGCTAAAGCACCAGTAAGTGACGATGACTAGAACAGCAGGACGTTGGAAGTTACCACAGCCAACAGATATTAAAGAAGAAAACGAATGGGTACAGATACCACGCATTGCACGTACTGTACCATTTGGTTACAAGCAAAACGAAGAAGACCCCGACATTCTTGACCCCATTCCAACTGAGTTGGATTTGCTTGAAAAGGCCAGAGCGTATACAAATCAATACAGCTATCGTGAGGTAGCTAACTGGCTTAGTACAAATAGCGGTAGATACATATCGCATGTAGGATTAAGAAAGCGGTTACAACATGAGCGACAGCGTAAGAACCAAGCTGCAAGCCTCCGCAAGTGGGCAGAGTATGCGGAAAAGGCAATCTCCAAAGCGAAAGAAATCGAAAAGGCCAGAACAGGAGCAAAAGCCGCAGGTTGAAATACAGGATATTGAGTATGAAACAGAAGCAGTTGAAGAACACGCTAATGTATTATTCAAACCTAACCCCGGTCCTCAAACTGACTTTCTTGCAGCAAGTGAACGTGAGGTACTATACGGTGGTTCAGCAGGGGGTGGTAAATCTTATGCCATGCTTGCAGACCCTTTAAGGTACATGGGGCATCCACAGTTTAGTGGTCTGCTGCTCCGACACACTACGGAAGAGTTACGTGAACTAATATTTAAATCACAAGAACTCTATCCAAAAATCTGGCCCGGAATAAAGTGGTCAGAAAGAAAGATGCAGTGGACTGCGCCATCTGGAGCGAGGTTGTGGATGTCATACCTCGATAGAGATGAAGATGTCCTGCGCTATCAGGGTCTGGCTTTTAGCTGGATAGGCTTTGACGAACTGACCCAATGGGGAAGCCCATATGCATGGAACTACATGCGAAGTCGTCTACGGTCCACTGCCCCTGACTTGCCTATCTTTATGAGGGCAACTACAAACCCCGGTGGAAGAGGTCATCACTGGGTAAAGAAAATGTTTATTGACCCAGCACCATATAACAAGGCATACGATGCAACAGATATTGAAACAGGTGAAACTCTCAAATATCCAGCAGGGCATAGCAAAGCTGGGAAACCATTATTTAAACGTAGGTTCATTCCTGCTAGATTATCTGACAACCCGTATCTCGCTGAAGCAGGTGACTACGAAGCTATGCTCCTGTCGCTCCCAGAGCAGCAGCGAAGACAACTCCTCCAAGGTGATTGGGATATTAAAGAAGGTGCTGCGTTCACAGAGTTTGACCGTAATATTCATGTTATTGAACCTTTTAATATTCCTAGCAATTGGGTTAAGTTTAGAGCATGTGATTACGGCTATGGTTCTTACAGTGGTGTTATATGGTGCGCTGTCGCACCGTCTGAGCAAATCATTGTGTACAGGGAATTGTATGTGTCAAAAGTCCTAGCTACTGACTTAGCTGACATGATACTAGAGTTAGAAGCCAGTGATGGAAATATTAAGTACGGTGTTCTTGATAGTTCTCTGTGGCACAAACGTGGTGATACTGGACCATCTCTTGCGGAACAGATGATAAGCAGAGGTTGTAGGTGGAGACCATCAGACCGCAGCCGTGGTAGTCGTGTAGCAGGTAAAAACGAAATACACAGGCGGTTGCAGGTAGATGAATTTACAGAGGAGCCTAGACTTGTTTTCTTTGATAGTTGCACAAACATTATCTCCCAGCTACCATCCATTCCGTTGGATAAAAAGAATCCAGAGGATGTGGATACAAAAGCAGAAGACCACTTGTACGATGCGTTGAGATATGGTATAATGTCACGACCAAGATTTAGTATATTTGATTATGACCCAATGGGTAGGCCCGGTGGCGGTATGCGAGTTGCAGATGCTACCTTTGGATACTAAGGAATAAAAGCATGAATGAAGATGACATCATGATTGAAGATGATGCTATTGCATTAGAAGATACAGAAGATTCTACTTCTTTTGACGCAGATGTATCTAACATTATACCTTTTATTATTGAGCGTTTTAAACGAGCCGAAGACTATCGCTATCAAGATGAGGAAAGATGGCTGCAGTCTTACAGAAACTATCGGGGTTTATATGGCCCGGATGTACAGTTTACAGAAACGGAAAAGTCACGTGTCTTCATTAAAGTTACCAAGACTAAAACGCTTGCTGCGTATGGTCAAATCGTTGATGTTTTATTTGCTAATAATAAGTTTCCTCTTTCTATTGAGCCTACAGAACTTCCTGAAGGAGTAGTTGCCGATGTACATTTTGACCCAAAAGAGCCGGAACAGATGCAGGCGTCTACTGCGCTTACAAGTCCGTATGGTTTTAGGGGAGATGGACAAGATTTGCCACCGGGTGCAACAGCTAAAACGCTGTCTGAAAAACTCGGTGTCCTCCAAAACAAACTAGAACCTGTTCAAGATAAACTGAGAGAAGGTCCGGGTAAAACACCCACTGCTATTGAATTTAGCCCTGCAATGATTGCAGCTAAAAAGATGCAGAAGAAAATACATGACCAACTTGAAGAGTCTGGTGCAAATAAAAATCTGCGTAGCAGTTCATTTGAAATGGCACTGTTTGGTACGGGTATAATGAAAGGTCCGTTTGCTAAAGACAAAGAGTATCCTAATTGGGATGCTGATGGCAACTATGACCCAATGTTTAAAACTGTACCACAAGTAGACCATGTATCTGTGTGGAACTTTTATCCAGACCCAGATGCAAACAATATGGATGAGGCACAGTTTGTGATTGAACGTCACAAAATGTCTCGTTCACAAATGCGTATGTTAAAAAAACGCCCATACTTTCGTGGTCAAGTTATTGATGAATGTATTCAGATGGGTGAAAACTACGATAAAAAGTATTGGGAAGATGACTTATCTGACTATGCACCAGAACATGGTATTGACCGCTTTGAAGTCCTTGAGTATTGGGGCATGGTTGATACCGAAATGCTTGAAGAGCAAAATGTTGAAATACCAGATGAGTTAAAAGACTTTGATGAACTGCAAGCAAACATTTGGATTTGTAATAATAAACTTATCCGTATGGTTCTTAATCCATTTAAACCTGCTAAGATACCGTACTGTGCTGCTCCATACGAACTAAACCCATATAGTTTCTTTGGAGTTGGCATTGCCGAAAACATGGACGATACGCAAACACTGATGAATGGTTTTATGCGTATGGCTGTAGACAATGCGGTATTATCAGGTAACATGCTTGTTGAAGTAGATGAAACTAATTTAGTACCCGGTCAAGACCTATCATTGTATCCGGGCAAAGTATTTCGTAGACAAGGTGGCGCACCGGGCCAAGCAATCTTTGGCACGAAGTTTCCAAATGTATCATCAGAAAACATGATGCTATTTGACAAAGCACGTCAACTTGCAGATGAGTCAACAGGTATGCCTAGTTTTGCACATGGACAGACAGGTGTATCTGGTGTAGGTCGTACAGCATCAGGCATTTCAATGCTGATGAATGCTGCTAGTGGTAGTATTAAAACTGTTATTAAAAACGTAGATGATTACTTACTGCGTCCATTGGGCGAAGGTTTTTTCCGTTTTAATATGCAGTTTGATTTTGACCCAGAAATAAAAGGTGACTTAGAAGTAAAGGCACGTGGCACAGAAAGTCTAATGGCAAACGAAGTTCGTAGCCAAAGACTAATGCAGTTCTTACAAATTGCAAGTAACCCAGCACTTGCACCCTTTGCAAAGTTTCAATATGTTATTAGTGAAATTGCAAAGTCAATGGACCTTGACCCCGATAAAGTAACCAACAATATGAGTGAAGCTGCACTGCAAGCAGAAATAATGAAACAGTTTCAAGCACCAGCAGAACAACAGCAGCCTCAAGCAACAGGTGCGCCACTTGACCCAACAGGTGCTGGTGGTGGAAACATAGGCACTGGTCAAGCACCAGTTCCGGGTGAACAAGGATTTAGTGGAAATGAACAAGCAGCAGGTACTCAGCCGCCTCAAGCCGATGGTGGGCAACAACCGCCAGTGGGAAGCATTCAATAGTTATATAGACTTAGCTATTGAGCAGCACCAAAAGGTGCTAGAGCAATCAGACGATACAATAATGATGCACCGTCAGCAAGGTGCTATCACAGCTTTACGTAAACTTAAATATTTGCGGGATGAAGTAAATGGCATTGAAAAAACAAATGGAATTGTTTGAACCTGTAGAGGGTGCATTTGACGAAGGTGGCCTGATGCAAGAGGGCGGCACAGTTGACCCAGAGTCAGGTAACGAAGTGCCTGTAGGTTCTACACAAGAAGAAGTTCGTGATGATATTCCTGCTCAGTTGAGTGAGGGCGAGTTTGTATTTCCAGCAGATGTTGTAAGATATATAGGTCTTGAAAAACTAATGCAGATGCGACAAGAAGCAAAACGTGGTTTGGAAATGATGGACAAGATGGGTCAGATGGGTAATTCTGATGAGGCAGTTATTCCTGATGATGTACCTTTTGACATGTCAGACCTTGACATGGAAGACGATGGTGTGTTAGAATTTCAAACGGGTGGTTTTGTTCAGCAGCCAACTGGATTTATTCAGCAACCTACATTTACAGGTATTCAAGGTTATCAACCTTCTCAGTTTGCTACTGCTCCTACAGGATATATTCCTTACACAGCACCAACAATAGGTCAACCAGTAGCACAAACTTATACACCACCGCAACAACAGGCTGTGCCAATGTTAGGTCAACAAACACCCGGTTCGTTTACAGACTTTATGGGTGGTATTGCTGAACCATCTCCCGGTGGATATGATGAGTTAAAAACATACGTCAATGATGCTGGGCAAGAAATGCAAATACCATTTAAAGATGGTAATCCTATTTACCCAATTCCAGAGGGTTTTAAATTAAAGAGTGAGGCAGTAGATACTGCAAAAACTACCACTACTCAAACAACTGCCCCTGCTTCTACTCAACAAGAAAGTGATGAACAATCAGACCCATTTGCAGGTAAAAATACTATAAATCTTGGTGGTACGGTTATCACTAAAGAAAATGTTAAAACTGAAGGTAAAACGGCTGTTAGTAGTTTTAAACCCGGTCAAGTAAAAGGAACTACTAGATATGCAACAGGCACAGCATCCAGTAAAACACGACCTACAACTGGCATAGTAGCTGGAATAAAAGATACTGTAACTGGTTTTACAAATCAAGACCAAAGAACTCTTACCGATAAGTTTGGCACAACAATAGCTATGACACAAGATTTGTATGATGAAATTATTGGAGACAGATTTGGTTCAGATAGGCAGCAAATGCTTGACCAAATGTTTGAAGTTCAAAAAGGTTTAGATGCTAAAGATGGTTATAGTAAAGATGTTGATAATAGAATGGCTGAAAATTTAGCTAAACAATATGGAATAGAATACAAAGGTCAAAGTACAGCACAACTAACAACAATAGATATTCCTGCTGCTATGGAAAAGGCTGTAAAAGAAGAAGAAGAAGCTGCTAAAAAATCAGACACAAAAACAAAACAAGAAGAAGCCGCAAAAGAAAAAGGCGCAGAGAAAAGGGCAGAACGTGAATCTGCAGCACGAGCAGCTAGTGCATACGGTATTAGCCCAACTAATCCTGACGGTACTAAAAAATCTGCATCTCAATTACGCACTGAAATGCAAGCAGAACAAAAAGCAAGAGCAGATGCTGCCAGACAAAGAACACAAGAACAAATAGCAAGAACAGGTGGACCTAATATATTTGGTGGATTTGATAGTGGTGAGAGCGGCGAAAGCGGTGTACAATCTGCATTTGATTCAGGTCCAAGTGGCACAGATTTCGGTGGTGCAGGTTATGAGACATCTACAGGTGAAGCAATGGTTGCTGAAGGTGGCTTAATAAAAAAAGATAAACTTGCTAAACAGATGAAGCAAAGTGGGTTAGCTTCTAAAAAATAATCCACATATCAATGGCTACCTAACCCCCCAACACTGGCTACGGTTAGCCCCATAAGGAGAAAAAGATGGCTGAAGCAGCTATTATGGCAGAAGAGATGCAACCAGAAAAGAAAGTTGCATTTGCAAATCGTAAATACACAAACGAAGAAAAACGTCAACGTGAAGAAGCAGAACTAGAACAGCTTATAAAAGAAAATGCAGG